AAAGATAATGCAGAGAACTCTGGATGTGGTTGTGGTACTGAAACTGTAAGAAAAGAATATAAAACAAGTTCTGAGAAAAGAGTTAATTATGACAGAGTAGAAAAACAATTGGATTCACTTGCAGATGATTTTGAATTAAATGTAAAACAAGTAATAGATAAACAAATGGACTCTGTTAAAAAATATATTGAAAACAAAATGAATCAAGATAAATTTGATTTTCAGGCAATAGATAATTTAGAAATAAAAAACAAACAAGAATTAATTGATGCATTCAAAAAAGGTTATATATCTTCGTATAACGAAGGTGCAAAAGAAGCTAAGACAGAATTACCTAAAAAGTTTTCAACAACCAAAATCGGACAAGGTTTAGTTGCAGCAGGATTTGAAAGATTCTTAAATTCAAAATCAAGATTAGATGTAAAAAGAATTTTACAAACTTTAAACAATGATTTAACTTCAGTTTTACTAAATAGTATTTCTAAAGGTGAAGGAGTTCCACAAACAATGTTAGCAATAGAAGGAGCATTTGAACCATACAATGCAGATGGCATGACATTGAAACCTGATGGAACAGTAAAAACTGCATATCGTACAGAAGCTATTGTAAGAACTGCAACTCTTGGTTCTTATAATTATGGTAGAAGAAGTATTGGTGAAGATAAAGAAGTTAAAGATTTTATTTTAGGATATCAACTATCAGCAATTTTAGATGAAAGAACTTCTGAAGTTTGTCAACTAGTTGCAGAAATAGAACCTACTATAAAGATAGAAGATGAAGCTACATTGAATGAATTGACACCACCACTTCATTTTAACTGTAGAACAATATTAACATTCCTTACTCCAGCTGATGCACCAGTTCAATGGTCAGATGAATCAGACTTATTTGAAATAATTGCAAACGTAGGCAATACTGAATGACAGCTGTTAACTCTATAACAACATTTGCTCAAGCTAAAGAATTATTACAATCCATGATAAAAAGTGAACTAAGATGCTTGAACTGTAACAAATTATTAGCTAAAATAAACTCAAATGGGATTCTTGCTGGTCAAATTAAATGTCCAAGATGCAGAACCATAAATGAGGTTTAGCAATGCCATTTAAAAAAGAACACGCAGCAAGAATAAAATCTCCATCTGGTTTTTCAGATTTTAGGAGAGTGCCTAATTTAGATGATGGTGTTGATGCCATTGTCGGTATCAAAGATGGAAAATCTACAATACAATCCATCAGATTTGATAAAACGAAGTTCTCAGAAACTCAAGCAAAAAAATGGCTCGAAAAGAATCGCTATGTAGCCATAAAATTTGAACCAGCTATTTCTGGTCAGGGAGATTTTAAAATGCCTTATCATGATGATAAAGAAAAAGACAAGGACATGGAGAAAAAAGAAAAAGAAATGGAAATACCAAATCCTACTTCTCCAGATAAAATGGAAAAAGAAAAATATGCAATGGATGACCTTTATACCGATAGAGAAGAAGCAGAAAAAGCTGCTCCAGCTATGGGGTTAGAAGGTGCTCATACTCATGAACACAGAATAGATGGTAAAAATGTAGAGTTCTTTATGCCTGGAAAAAATCATGAAGAGTATCTGAAAGCTAAAGCAGAAATGGAAGCTAAGGATAATGAAGATAAAGATAAAGATAAAGAAAAAGACATGATGGATAAAGACAAAGAAGAAAAAATGGAAGATGAAGATAAAGATAAGAAAATGGAAGATGAAAAAAAGATGGAAGACAAAGATGAGGATGAGGATGAAAAGAAAATGTCTAAAGGAGATGATTGCGATTGCGAAGAAGAAAAAGAAATTTGTGATGATTCATGCGAAGAAGATTCAAAAGAACATTCAATCAAGCAATCATATAATTTAGATGGCATAGAAATTTTCTCTACTGGTGTATGGAATGGCGATAAATACACAAAAAAAGATTTACAAGCTATGGTAAATAATTTTTCAAAAACTGGTTTTGAACCACCTATTAAATTAGGACACAATGAAGAGCAACCAGAAATGAAAGATGGTGAACCAGCTCTAGGATATATTGATAAAATATATATGGTTGGTACAAAATTATTAGCAGATTTTAAAGAAATACCACAAGTTTTATATGATGCTATGAAACGTGGTAATTACAAAAGAGTTAGTTCTGAAATATATTGGAACTACAAAAATAATGGCTCTGTTCTCGATAGAGTACTGAAAGCTGTTGCAATACTTGGTTCTGAAATACCAGCAGTTAGTAACCTAGAAGCGATTCAAGGTTTATATTCTAAAGAAGTTGGTGAAGGTCAAGTAAAACAATACTATTCTGAAAAGGAGAGTGAACTTATGGAACAAGATATTTCCAAAGAATATCAACAGCTTCAAGAAAAAGTAAAATCTTTAGAAGAAGCAAACAAAAAAGCATATAGTGAACTTGAAGAAATAAATAAAGCTCAGAAAGAAAAAAGAATATCTGATTTTGTATCAGAGCAAAAAGAATCTGGAAGAGTTTTACCAAATTTTGAAAAAGAACTAAATGCATTACTAAGTTCTGCAACAGATACAAAAGTATATAGCTATTCAAAAGGTGAAGAAACTATAGAACTTTCTCAAATAGACTTAGTAGAAAAAATATTTTCATCTATGCCAAAACTAATTGAATTTGGTGAAATTTCAGATGAAGGCGAGTTCGTGGTTGATAGACAACCTTATGAAATAGCTGGAGATGAAGTTGACAGAAGAGCAAACCTTTATATTACTAAAGGTAAAGCTAAAAATTACAGCGAAGCTCTTGAGTTAGTTTTCAAAGAAGATGAACAATTAAAAAAAGAATATTACGAAACAAGATAGGAGATAGGAAAAAATGAGTCAAAAAACATATTTATCAATGGTCGCTAGAGAAGATTTATCTACAGCACAATATAAAATCTTAAATGTACACGATGCAAATGGTGTAAAATTAAGAGTTGCTGCTGGTACAGGCGTTTTAGGTGTACTAGATAACAAACCAAAATCTGGCGAGAGTGCTACTGTCGTTGTCGCAGGACTAACAAGATGTTTTGCTGGTGGTACTATAGCAGCAGGAAGTTTTATTTCCGTAACTGCAAGTGGAACTGCTACTGCAACTACATCTGGAGATTACATTTTAGGTAAAGCAATAACAGGTTGTGCATCTGGAAGTAACTTTCAACTGTTAGTACAACATAATGGTTTTAGAGGATAATAAAATTTAAAGGAGATTAAAATGCCAATAGTTTCAAGAGATGTACATATTGACAAACCTTTATCAAATCTAGTAGTTGGATTTGAACCACAAGGTACAATAGTACAAAATTTCTTACCAATTATAAATGTTCAAAAGCAATCAGATTTATTTTTCAAATATGAAAAAGGCGATTTCTTTAGAATACCAACAACTACAAGAAGAGCTCCAAAAACAAAAGGACAAACAGTTTCATTTAATGTTTCATCAGAAACATACTTTGCAAAAAATTATGCATTGTTAGATGAAATGGATTACGAAACATTAGTCAACCAAGATGACCCGTTAAAGTTACAAGAAAAGGCAGCAAGAAATTTATTCAATCTTTTAATGTTAGATATGGATAATAGAGTTGCTTCTCAAATTCGTTCTGTATCAAATATGGGTTCAGGTGCTACTGTTACAAGTAAATGGAGTTCAAAAACTGCTGGAACTTCAGACCCGTTTAATGATGTTGCAGTTGCTAAAAACTTCATTAGAGAGAACACAGGTTATGACCCGAATACAATCATTTTTGGTAGAACAGCATATAATGCTTTACTAAAACATGATGACATTCTTGAAAGAATCAAGTATGTACAAAGAGGTGTTGTAACTGCTGATTTATTAGCTGCATTATTTGATGTAGAGAATGTATATATCGGTAGTTCGATTATAAATACAGGTGAAGAAAATCAAGCAGATAATTTCTCAGATGTATGGGGAGAAGATACAATCGTAGGAAGATTTGCTCCAGCAGATGCAGATGGTCGTGACCCATCTTTAATGTATGGAATGAGATGGACTAATCCAATGTTTGGTACGCCAATGGCAGCCGAAACATGGGATGACCCAGACCATAGAAACTTTACTAACATCCGACTACAGTATTATCAAGATGAAAAGATAACTGCTAAAGAATTAGGTTATGTTATTAAAGACTGTGTCTAAAAATAAACTACGAGGGGTTATTAGTTTAACCCCTCTAGTTAAAACTGAAATAAATATTCAATTAGTTGCTCTTAAAAATTATCAGAAAGAAAAAAACAAACAAAAAAAAATTTGCTTGTTTACAAAATTATTGTATCTTTCCTAAAGTAAAGGGATAACAATTATGTTTGTTAAACGTAGAAAGCTAAGAGATTAGCACTACCCTTTACCGATTACCATGAGTAGCAAAGAAAGGTGGCGACCAACGCAGTATACAGATTACTTAGTTTCCGATTGGGGTAGAGTCAAATCACTTAAATGGTCATCTCAAGACAAAAGACATTTTAGAATACTAGCACAGAATCCTAACAAAGATGGATACATGACTGTAACGCTTTTTCCTGATAAAAAATATTTAAAAAAAACAGTTCATAGATTAGTAGCAGAAGCGTTTTGTAAAGGTAAATCAAAAACTAAAAAATTAGTTTTGCATAAAGATGGTAACAATATAAATAATTATTATAAGAATTTATATTGGGGAACTCATAAAGATAATTTTAACGATATGGTAAAACATGGCAACAATGTAAGATTCTGGACAAATTCTAATTGTCCATCAAAAAAATTAAAAGCAAATCAAGTTAAAAGAATTAAAAGAATACTGAAAGAAAACAAAACATGGGGTATACAGTCAAAACTAGCAAGAGAATATAACGTAGCTCCAAAGACAATAAATGATATAAAGGAAGGTGTAAATTGGAAAAATATAAGTTAGACATATCTATTTTTTGTGCAGGTATGCAATTAAATCCTGAAGAGCTACAAAAAAAATCTTTAGGTGGTTCTGAAACTGCTGGTGTATCAATGGCTCATGCGTTGGCAAAATTAGGTCATCATGTTTTATTCTTTTGTAATACAACAAAAGAAGGCAAGTACGATGATGTTCAATATATTCACATGGACAAATTTCAACCTTATGCAGTTAATTGTCCACATGATGTTTTGATTGTGCAAAGATTACCTGAGATATTTAGACAACCTTTGAAGTCTAAAATAAATATTTTATGGCAGCATGATGTTGCAACTAAAAACCAAAGACATAGTTTTCATGGCTCTCTTTGGAATATAGATAAAGTATTTTGTTTATCAGATTGGCAAATAAATCAATATAAAGATATTTATCAAATAGATGAAGATGATTTATTTTATAAAACAAGAAATGGAATTAAATTGATTCCACAACCAGATAATAGTAAAAGACAAAATAAAAGATTAGTTTATACAAACAGACCTGAAAGAGGACTTGATAATTTATTATTTAACATTATGCCAAAGATATGGAGTAAAGATAAAGAAGTAGAATTATGTTTAGCAGGTTACGATAATACTCATCCTGATATGGAACAGTTTTATAATATGTGTTACGCAAAAGTAGAAGAATATAAAAATCAAGGATTTAAAATTGCTCATCTTGGAGCATTATCTAAGAATGAACTTTACGAATTATATAAAACTTGCAGATTATATATTTATCCAACAGCGTTTCATGAAACAAGTTGTATAACTGCTATGGAATCACAGATGTGTGGAATACCTATGATTACATCACATATTGGAGCACTACCAGAAACATTATGTCATAAAGGTAATAGTTTAATTTTTGATGATTATAAAACTAATGAAAAATATAATGATGAGTTTGTAAATCGAACTCTTGAGTTACTTAACAATCAAAGTGAAATCGATAAAATGCAAAAACATTGCTATGAAAAATCTAAGGAATATAAATGGGATGATTTAGCAAAAGAATGGGATGAAGAATTTCATAAAATGTTCTTTAATAAAACAATGAATAAAGAACGCTTAAATAAGCATCTTTATGAAAGAGAGGACATTATGACTCTCAAACACTTAAAACGAAGCGATTTAAGCCATTCTGAGGACTTAAAAAAGCATTATGAGTATACTGAGTCCAAACATAAATACAGAGCTAAATATATAGCTTTAGGTGAAGAATACGCTAATATTGAACAAAATATAGAACTAAGAAGATATCAAAGAGTAGAAGTTGGATTATCAGATATGCAGATATATCTGGAAGATAAAAAAATACAAAAACCTAAGATTTTAGATTTTGCTAGTGGCATCTGTAATGAATCAATTTTAATGTCAAATATTTTTGATGCAGAAGTAGATGCAATAAATATATCTGATGCTGAACATGAAGTTGGTGAAAAAATGATAGAAAAGTTTTTAGAAAAAGGAGAGGTACAACAGATAACTGCCAACAATCCAGATGATTTAAAAAAACATTATGACATTTTATTCTTAGGTGAGATATTAGAACATCAACCAGAACCACATAAATTTATGATGGAGTTTGATAAGGTTTTAAAAAAAGATTCTTTAGTTGTAATTACTGTTCCACATGGTTTATGGGAAGATGAAAGACACGCTCACCTTTGGAATTTTGAAAGAGCTGATTTAGCAGAGATGTTTAAGGATAAAAAAGATTTACAAATCAAAATGGTTTCAGGTGGTGTCAATAATAAAAAACAAGAAACTGTAGGATGGTGGGTTGTAAGTTATAAACAAAATTCTAAAAATGTTAATCCTGTAAATTTAGATAGAAAATTACTCATACAAAGTCCAAGAGAAACTGTTTCTGTTTGTATGATAGTTAAGAACGAAGAAAATATGTTACATAGATGTCTTAAATCTGTATTACCTTTTGCAGATGAAATAATTATAAATGATACAGGTTCAACTGATTCTACAAAAAAAATAGCACAACAATACAATGCAAAAATTATTGATGGTGATTCTCCATTAGAAGTTGGGTTTGATAAAGCTAGAAATTATTCTATAGCTCAAGCAAAATCAGATTGGATATTATGGTTAGATGCAGATGAAGAAATTATCGATAGCAATCATATACGTAAATATTTAAGAAATAATATCTTTAATGGTTACTCACTAAAACAACATCACTTCACAGTTGATGCTGGAGAAACTAAAATTGATACACCAATAAGATTATTTAGAAATAACAAAAGTATAATATTTTATGGATTTGTTCATGAACATCCAGAACGTGAAGGAATGATAAATGAAGGCGTAGGAGCATCAACATTATTAGGAGATGTAAACATTGCACATGATGGTTATTTTTCTGAACAGAGAAGGCGTGGTCGTTTTCATAGAAATATAAATCTTATGTTTAAAGAATTTGAAAAACATCCAGATAGATTACTAACAAGATTTTTGATGATTCGTGATTATGTGCATATTGCAAGATATGAAAAAGAACAAAATCAAAATCAATTTACACCTTATGCAATCGACTGTTTAAAAAAAGCAAAAGAAATTTATCTTAATACTTTTTTAGATAAACCATCAAATTATTCTGATGAAGCATTATTTTTTTATTCTGAAATATTACGTAGCTTAAATGAGGGTTATGAATACAGATGGAATTTAAATATAGGTCAACAAAATGTTATGCCAGATAAAGTTGATACTGTTGCAAGATTTCAAAATGTAGATGAATTTTTATTATTTATAAAACATAAAGCAATAGAAAAACAAGAACCTTTTGAAGGGATTTTTGTATAAAACAAAAAAAAACTAAAAAAAACTTTTGTTCTAAAACACCTATAAATAAAGGGTTTTATCACTTATAGTAAACTATTTTAAATAAATATGTTGACATTGTTATAGATAACAGTTACTTTTAACTCATGCTAAACAAACAAACAAAAACAAAGTTAGCAAGGAGAAACAAAATGGAAAAACTAATGTACGAAGAAGTAGCAAACATAGGAGATACAATCAGAGGATATGATTGGTGTCCATCAGAAGCAGGAGTAGAGTCTTACTTCGAAGGTGTTGTATTTGCAAAGGGTAAAACAAAACTGGCAACAAACCGTTATGGTGGTTGGCATTATGTCTACTCAATAAAAATGACAAAAAGAATTATTGCTGGTAAAGACAAAACAAATTCAAGAGGTGGACTTAGAGTAGGAAGAACTGTTTATGTACCTTTTGAAAGTTCAGATGATAAATATTGGTTAGAAGAATATCACAAACTTGGACTTACAGGTAGAGTAGAAAAAATAAGGGATGCCGAATAAGGCATCTCTGAGGAGAAAAAAAATGGAAACAATAAAAGTAAAACATACAGGATTCGGAGATAACGGAGATACTGTTGCTCTGATAGAAGTAGATGAGAAATGGAGCTTACATGAAAAACTTTCTTATGCTTGGAGATGGACTAACAGCATAGAAGGCTCTTGGTGGGAAGATGAAGTTATTGAGTACGAAGGTAAAACTTTTATAAATTCTGACTACAATCCAAACGTTACTGCAATCAATAAAAGATATAGTGATGAAGGTGAACTGTGGGGTCATAGGTCAAGTGCAGTAGGCGACCAAGTTGTTATAGGCAATGAAACTTATGTAGTTGCAAGATTTGGTTGGAAAACTTTAGCAGGAGAAAAGGTAAAATAATAAATTTTCTAGGGTAACGAGTTAAAGACTATCCGAGAGGGTAAAGATGGTTGCAAACATCAAGGTCGCTGGGTTACCCTTTTCTTTTTAAGTGCCTATGATAAAATAACTTCATGCCGACTTATACAACAGTACCAAATGTATTATCATTATATCCCAGAGTAGGAAGTTTATCATCAGTAACATCAAGCTCAATATCTTTTTACATTGACCAAGCTGAAAATGAAGTAAATGGATATCTTGGTAACAATTACACTTTACCTTTTTCATCATCACCACCTTTAGTAACTACAATATCAACTGAATATGCTTTAGTAAAAATTTTAGAAAGATTCTTTACTCAGGAATTAGGTTCTAAAAATGATTGGGTTTCTGAAAGAAAAACTTATATTGTAGACATATTAAATAAATTAAATTCTGGAGAACTAGCTTTAACTACTTCATCAGGAGAATTAATTACATATAATTCTGGAGATACCATATTTTCTAATACTCAAACATTTAATCCTACATTTACAATGTTAGATGAAACATTACAACAAATTAGTTCAGAAAGACTAGATGAAGAATTAAATGCTATCGAGGATGAAGAATATAATCCATTTTACTAATGTCATTAAAATTAAAAACTTCTGGAAATAAACAAGCTAAAATTAAATTAGATAAGATAGCTAAAGGTATAAGAAACCCAAGACCTTTGTTAAAACAAATTGGAGTATTGATTCTTAATGAAGTAAACAAAAATTTTGTAAGAGGTTCAAATGATGGAGATGCCTGGACACCAAATGCTCCAGCAACAATTGCAAGAAAAGGTAGTTCTAAACCTTTAATCGACACAGGCAATCTTCGTGCCAGTTTTACATTTCAAGTCAAAAGAAATTCTGTTGAGATAGGTTCTCCAGTATTCTATTCTGAATTTCATGAGTTTGGTACATCTACAATTCCACAAAGAAAGATGTTACCAAAAGATTCAAAGGCATCAAAAATTGCAGTAGCTCAAACAAAAATTTATCTAAAGACTTTGGCTAATAGACCAGTATAATATTATTCATGGCAATCATTGATTACTTAGCAATTGAAACAGAATTAAAATCAATATTAGATGGTGATAGCAGAACAAACTCATACAGAGTTGAGGTAGAACCACCAGATGAAATTAGAACAGATGCTTGTCCATTTATTGGAATATATTTAGATAGCTACGAAACACCACTTGATGATGAGCTGATAGGTGGCTCTAAACCTTTCAGAACATTCTTAAACCTAGAGCTTTGGATATATGATTTCAGTCTGGAAAATTTAGCAGGTGCTTCAGCAAGAGATGTAATTCTAGGTAATGTAAAAGAAGTTCTTAAAGAAAACAGAACAATAAATGACAAAGTTGTGATATCTTACTTTACTGGTGGCGATTTTGATAATCAAAAAAATACGAGTGGACTTGGGTTTTTTAAAGGCGTTTCTGTAAAACTTCAATGCGAAGTAAGAGAATAATTTGAAATGACTTGGAAAAAAGGTAAAATTAAAACAAGCATTATTGCTTTGTGAGGTAAAAAAATATGGCTTATGGAATAGGTGGATATGTTTCTCTATCAAAACAATCAAGTGGTGGTACAGCAACTACCAATAGAGTTTACATTCCTTTTAAATCAGAATCTATAACTGAAAATATAGAACAACTTCAATCGGAGAATCTCTTAGCTAGATATGATAATCCAAATACACTACAAGGAATTACAAATGCAACAGGTGATATTGTATTTGAACCACATCCAATTTACTTGGGTCATTTCTTAAGAGGTGTTATTGGTCAAGTGTCAACTACATTCTCAAGTTCAAAAGCTATACACGAGTTCTTGCCAACACAATCTGATTTTGGTGATGACTTTGCTTTACCACCTTACACAATAGAAGTTTTCAAATCAGTAGGTTCTGCATATCAATTTGTTGATGCTCAGATACATACGCTTTCTATTAACATGACAGCAGGTGCAATCCTAGAATGTACTGCTACAGTTCATGCAAGAACATCAAATAAAATCGCAAAACAAACTGCATCATACATAGATGCAAAACCATTTACTTGGGATACAGTTTCATTACAAGTTGGTGGTGCTGCAAATGGAGAATTTGAATCAGCAACAGTAACTATAGAAAATCCACTTGTTGGAGTACCAACTCTTAATGGAGCTCTAGTAGAAGGTAAACTTAAAAGAGATGGTTTCAGAGTTATTACTGTTACTGGCGACCAAGATTTTTCAAACCAAGCTCAAGAAGGAATATTTAGAGCACAAACAAGACAGAGATTTTTATTCTCTATAACTGGTGAAAGTATTGGTGGTGGAAATAATAATTTCATTTCAATAGATTTACCAAAAACAAACTATACAACATTCTCATTTCCAATCGGTGGTGCAGGAAGAATATCAGCTGCCTACGAAGGAAATTGCGAATTTGATACAAGTTCAAGTTATGCTGCCAGAATAACTTTACAAAATACGCAGACTGCATATTAAAGGAGAAGCTCATGAAGTTCACAATTGCTAACAAAGAATTTGAAATACATCCAGCAAAGACAAAATCAATCTTACAGATTGAACAAAAACTTGGAAAAAGTTTAGGTAAGATTGGTGATGATGTTTCATTTTCTGATATCATTACAATTGTATCAGTAGCTCTTACTCAATCAGATGCTAATATAGACATGGATTGGATAGAAGAAAACACAAGTATTGCTGATATGCAAAAATTTAATGAGGTCATGACATATTTTTTGGCGATTCCGAAATAATCAATCGCAGATATTTAGATGTCTTTGACCTTTTTGGAAAAGAATATGGTTGGAGCAAAAAAGATTGTCTTGAACTTACTGTAAATGAGATGAACTATCTCATCAAAGTAATAGAAAGAAGGCAATTAAAAAAGAGGTAAAGACATTTGGCAGACAATAAAGTAAATCTTTTAGTAACTCTTAAAGACCAAGCATCAAAAGGTGTAAGTGGTCTTACAAATAAATTTGGTGATTTTGGAAAAATGCTTACCCCAGTTACTCTGGGAATTGCTGCTGCTGCTGCTGCATTAACAAAATTAGCTTTCTCAGCTGCCAAAGCTGGTGATGACTTTGCAAAAACTGCAACACAAATTGGAACGACTGCTGATGTTTTATCTGAATTAGCTTTTGCTGCAAACATTGGTGGTGCAGAAGTTGGTGATGTTGCAACATCTTTAAGAATTTTATCTAAGAGAGTTAATGATGCTAACAATGGTCTTTTGACTTCTGTAAGAGCATTTGAAGATGCAGGTATTGCTACAAAAGATGCAAATGGTCAGTTCCTTTCAGCTGAAGATTTACTTATGAACTCAGCAGATGCATTTGCTCAAATGGAAAATGCAACACAAAGAACTGCTCTAGCTATGGAATTATTTGGTAGGTCTGGTGGTAAACTTGTTCCTATTTTAATACAGGGCTCTGATGCTATTAGAGATTTAAGACAAGAAGCAAAAGATTTAGGTATTACCTTTTCACAAGTCGAAGCACAACAAGCAGAAGCATTTACTGATTCGTTCTTACGATTAACTTCAGTATTTAAAGGTATCGGAATCCAAATTGGTAAAACGTTGATACCAACTTTTACAAGATTATTTGATGTTCTTTACGCAGTTTTATTGCCAGTTGCAAAAACAATACGAAATATTTTCAAACTTATAGGCATTGCATTAGAAGGTGTTGCACAGGGTGTAACTTTTATTATTGAAAAATTTGATGAACTATTAACATTTGTTGATGAGAATATTGTAAGTTTTGATAGGTTAGCTCGTATTTTTGACTTTACAATCGATATGGTAAATGCACTTATTTTTCCATTCGAATTATTTACAGAAGCAATCAAACTAAATACAGATGCAGCAAATGCTAACAGTGCTGCAAACGAAAAATCTACATCCACGTTTGGAATTATGTTAGAAAATTTAGGTAAAGGTATGAATGAATCTTTACAAAAATTTAGCGAAGTATCAACTATTGCAATGGATGTTGGAAGACAGATGGGTAGTACAGTTGGAACTGCTATTGATGATATTGGTATTGCATTTGCAGATTCAGTTATGGAAGGTAAATCTTTCAAAGATTCACTCAAAGGCATTATGACCGAAACAGCAAAGATGCTTATAAGACAAATTGCGATTATGATTGCTAGACTTATTGCACTTAAAGTTGCTTTAGCAGCAGTTGGTTTGTCTAGTGTAGCAGGTTTAACTGGTGGTGGTGGTATACCTGGAATAGGTGGTGGAGATACAATTAGTGGACTTATCAAAGGAGCTAAAAGTATAGGTAAGATAGCTAAGAAAGTAAAGTTTTTTGCTGATGGTGGTAGACCTCCAGTAAATCAAGTTTCTGTGGTTGGTGAAAGAGGTGCAGAGTTATTTGTTCCTGATAAACCAGGTACGATTATACCAAATGAAATGTTAGGTGGTTCACAAACTATTGGAGTAGTTAATATTTTACCAAATGCAAATCTTGATGAAGCACTTTTAGCAAAACCAATGAGTTATTGGTTGGAATTAACACAAGAAAAACTTTTACCAGCATTAAATAATTTAGGTAAAAGTGGTTCAACAACAACTCTTGATTTTAGGAGAAGTAGATAAATGGCAATGTTACTTGGTATACCAAATTCATCATTTATAGAAATTGGTGATACTGCAAATTATGGTTATACATTTGAAAAACTTTACGATAAAAAAGATTTAAGAACAAAAGGTGGTGCGTTATTTACTTACATTGTGCCACAATCTTCTTTTAGAAGATTTACTGTACCAGCAACATTTGTAAATTCTCAGAATAAAAGTATTATAAATTCCTGGTTTTCAACAGCTAGTGATTTAAGATTTATTGAAGATGATACATTTGCAAATAGCTTTTTTTCTGTAAGAATTGTTGGAGTATCAGAACCATATGATAAATATATACAACCTTATTTTAGACAGTTTTACTCAGGTACAATAACATTTGAAACAATATAAACTAGAATATTTTAATAATAAGAGGTAAAATTTATTATGGCTCACGTTTATGATACAGCAAGACAATTTTTTGCAACTGGAAGTATCAATCTAGCTACAGCAACAATTGGAGTAACTTTAGTAAATACTACACTCTATACATTTAATGCTGCTCACGATAATCTTAATGACATTCCTGTAGCTGCTAGGATTGCAAGTAGTTCCTTATCAAATGTTGCAGTATCATCTGGTAGATTAGATGCAGACAATATAGATATACCATCTGTTGCAGTTAATTCAGTTATTAACGGAGTTGTTTTATTTATTTCTACTGCTAACTCATCTACAAGCACATTATTATTTATACAATCAGAAGGAGTTGGGTTTCCAGCGACACCAGATGGTGGAACTGTAACTGTTAACTTTGAAGCATCAGACCCATTCATATTAAAAATCTAATGGCAATACAAGGTGGGATAAAAGACTTAGTAAGTTTAGGTTCTGTAAATATATCATCATCTACAGCAGATGTAACATTTGATGGTATTTTTACAGATGAATTTGCAGCATACAAAGTTTATATTGATAATGCAATACCAGTTACAGCTGGAGTTCGACCTAGAATTTTTTGGAGAAAAAGTGGCTCTGATACTTTAGGCAGTGCAGTTCATTACAGAGCAAGAAGTTTGTATGGTGTTGGTGATACTGTTGCAGACCTTTATAACCCAACTAATACTACAGGTTTTAATTCTTTTGATTTTAACATGGGTAATGATGCAGATGATATACAATTTTGGGATATAACTATGTATCCAAAAGCAGCACAACAAGCTAACATCTTTGCTGAGATAGCTTTTAAGGATGCTGCCGATGGTAGATATTTTGGTCACTATGTAAGTTTTGTAGCTACTGGAGATTCAACAATACCTGGTGATGTTATAGATGGTTTTAGATTTGTTTATGCAACTGGAGCAATAGCAACAATGAGAATGCAAGTTTATGGGAA